GCCGGCGGGGGCGGCGCCCGCCGTCGACACCAACAAGGCCCAGATCAAGAAGCGCGTCACCGCGCAGATTCAGCGGCAGGCCGCTGTCACCCCTACGGAGAACCACCCCGATGAAACGAATCCTGAAGCGAGCCCTGCTCGCAACGGCTGCGGCTTTAGTCTCGACGTTGGCACTGTGCGCATGCTCAACGCCAGTCGCCAAGGAACCGCTTTTGATCCCGCCAGCAGCGGCGATGAAGCGAGCGACGCCGCTCCAGCCCTTTGCTTTACCGACTTCATCGACGCCGACCAAGACCTGACGAAGCTCTACCTCGATTTGTCCGAGCGCCACAACGCGCTCGTTGATTCGGTGGAGCAGTTCCAGTCCGAGCAACGCTCCCGGCTCGGCGTGAAGGAACAGAAAGACTGAGCACATGGCCCGGCACACGTCGGGCCTTTTCACTTCCGAGGAGCACTACTGATGGCAAAGCAACCTACTCGACGCGCCGAAGCGCGCAACACGAAGCGCGAGGGCCGCGCGCCGATGAACGACTTCGAACGCGAGCCGCAGGGCAAGGTCGTCAAGCCGAGCTACGAGCCGATCCGCGCGAAGACCGACGCGCAAGAGCGCTACATTCAGTCCATCAAGAGCAAGGTCATCACCTTCGCGACCGGCCCGGCAGGCACGGGCAAGACGTGGTTGTGCGCGTCGCTCGCGGCCGAAGCGCTGCGCGACAAGCGCATCGAGAAGATCATCGTGACGCGGCCGGCGGTCGAGGCAGGCGAGTCCCTCGGCTTTCTGCCCGGCGAAATGGAAGAGAAGTTCGGCCACTACCTGATCCCCTTCGAGGAAGTGATGGTCGAGCGGCTCGGCACGGGCGCCTACGAGTATCACAAGAGGATGGGCAACATCGAAGGCGCACCGCTCGCTTACATGCGCGGCCGGACCTTCAAGAACGCCATCATCATCCTCGATGAGGCCCAGAACACCACGCCCGAGCAGATGAAGATGTTCCTCACCCGCATCGGCGAGGGCAGCCGCATGATCGTCAACGGCGACGTCGGGCAGACCGACATTCGCGGCAAGTCGGGCCTCGCCGATGCCGTCGAGCGCGTCACCTGGATTCCGACCATCGGTCACGTCCGGTTCGAACGAAAGGACGTGGTGCGACACGGCGTCATTCAGGAGATCCTGGAGAGCTACGAAAAAGAGGCCGCGTGATGGGCGGTGACGCCAGCTAAGTGAAGCCTGGGAGGCGGTTAAAACCCGTCTCCCGCGCGTTTCTGAGGAACGAGGAATCACTTGGGGCTTGGACGTGGTTCCCTCTATATATAACCCTTCTTTAACTTCTTTCTATACTGTAACTAGAAACTTACTTTAAATTTTAGGGAAGCGAGGAAAGCCCCAAGTGAGCCAATCAGAATTTTTCGGAAGCACCCTGACCCCAGCGGACTGCGAGATGCTCGCGCTCACACGCGTTGACGCATCGCTCCGGGTGGCCGAATCGCTGCTGTTCAGCCGCAAGTGGTTCGACTACCGCCACTGTCACCCCGTGCAAGCCACCTTCCTGTTCGCCCACGAATACGCGGAAGGGGTCAAGCGCGCATATGCCCGCCAGAAAGACATTCGCACACTCGCGGGCGTGCAAGGGTTCGATGTTGAAAAGCTCTTCGAGAGCCGTGAGCTCTCGGCGATGTGGCGCGCACGTCAGTCGTTCGATGCGATCGGCTGCCGATACGACTTCGCGCTCGACTTCATCATGAAGCGATTCTGCGATCGCGGCTGGAAAGTGTTCCCCCGGCCCAACCAGCTCTACGCGGAGGAGGTCGTGCTCGACGTGCGCGACGCCTGGCTGCGCGAGTGCAAAGCGAAGATGCAGATCGCCAAGCAAGAGCGGTTCGATGCGCGCCGCTACACCGGCCACCCCGATCAGAAAGCCTACCAGGCGTGGCACGTCGATCAGGTCAAAACCCGCGGCGGCAACCGCGCCATGCTGCTCGGGCGACTGCTGCAGGAGAACGTGCTCGCCGAAGCGGTGGTGAGCGCGGCATTCGGCGAGGCGACCCTCTCACAAGCCCGAAAGTTCGTTGTCTCATCCAATAAGTAATTCGTTACTATACTGGTGAGCAGACGACCTAACGTCTCATTCAATTCAACCCGGAGTTTCACATGAGCCTCACCCCCGAACAAGCCCGCGCCGAACAACTCGCTTATGGCCGCTCAACGCTGCGCGCCAATCCCGACTACCCGCGACGCATCACGCAACCCGCTCGCGAGGGCTACGGCTCACGCCCGCCGCTGGCACGCAAGCCGAACACCGGCGGTCACGACGTGATCCTGAAAGCGATGCAAGAGGGCGGTCAGAAGGCGACGATCATCACGCAGGGCGACGGCGTTGCATTCGAAGGCGTCATCACGGGTCGCGACAAATACACGATCACGCTCAAGACGGCGCATCCGGACAAAGACCGTGCGGCCGCGGGCGAGACGATTCGCCGCGTGTTCTACAAGTCGGCCATCGAGCAGTTCTGGGGCGAAGAAGTCCGTCGCAACATTCACGACACCGAGCGCGACGAAGAAGGCTTCCGCTCGCTCGCTGAAATGACCAAGGCGGTGAACTGATGACCGCAGCCGCTCCCGCACTCAGCGTAGTGCCGGCGGCGAGCGCGGTCGAGGAACCTCCCAAGTTCAACTTTGACGCGGAGTTCCAGGCACGCATCGCCGCGCTGACGCTGCGCGACACGACCTTCAACGGAATGGTCGACGGGCTGATTCGTCCCGAATACTTCGAGTCGGAGATCGAAGCCTACCTCGTGGGCACGACGCTGCGCTACTTCGGCAAATACAAGAAGGCGCCCTCGGGCTTGCCGATCTACGCCTCGCTCATTCGCGAGGACATCGACTCGAAGGTGCTGCCGAAGAACCTCGCGGCGGCCGCCATCGGCCGGCTGAAGGAGCTTTTCACCGACGACATCTCGGATCGCGACTACGTGGTCGATCAGGTCGCGACCTTCGCCCGCCACCAGGCGGTGCAAGAAGCGATGTTCAAGGCGATCCCGATGCTCGACAAGGGCAATTTCGATGCGATCTCCACGCTCATGCGTGGCGCGCTCGACGTGGGTGCCAATTCGGGCGACGACGAGTATGACCTCGGCGACGAGATCGACCGCCGCACAGCGACGCGCTTGCAGCGCGCCGCGGGCACCGCGCCGCCGACCGGGATCACGACCGGCTACAAGGTGATCGACGAGCTCCTGTTTCACAAGGGCTGGGGTCGGAAGGAATTGCAGGTCATTCTCGGCGGCCCGAAAGCGGGCAAGACGACGAGCCTGCTGGACTTCGGTCTGAACGCGTGGGCGTCGGGCTTCAATGTGCTCTACGCCTCGTGCGAAGTGGGCAAGGACGTCATCAGCGCGCGGGCTGACGCGAACATGTCGGCGGTGCTCTTCAAGGAGCTCGACACCCACACGCATGAAGTCCGTCAGAAGGTCACCGAGTATGCGAGCAAGGCACTCAAGAGCGACGGGTCGAAGGCGAAGTTCAAGGTCCACGAATACCCGACGGGCGGCCTGAAGCCGTCTGAGCTGCGTCGCCTCCTCGAGCGCTACAAGTCCAAGGGCGTGAAGTTCGATCTGGTGATCGTCGACTACGCCGACATCATGTGCCCGGAACGGCACACCGACAGCGCCATCGAGAACAGCAAGTCGATCTACGTGGATCTGCGCGGGATCGCCATTCGCGAGGACTGTGCGGTGCTGACGGCCACGCAGGCGAACCGGGTGGGCGCGAGCGCGAACGTCATCAAGATGGATCACGTCGCGGACGACTTCAACAAGGTCCGTATTGCTGACCTCATGATTTCGATTAACCGCACCGACGAAGAGCGCGCATCGGGCCGGGCCCGGCTGTTCTTCGCAGCGTCACGCAATCAGGAAGGCGAGTTCACCCTGGAGATCGAGCAGGCGCTCGACCGCATGAAATTCATTACCCGAGTCCTCGGGTTCGTTTAAGGAGCAAGTTGTGAAAGAACGTCCACTGGTCCTCATCTATGCAAACTTGGATGCTTGTCAGAGGTTCCGGCACGAGCACGGCATCAGTCTGCGCTGCGGCCAGGCGAGGGTCGATAGCCTGAGCCTCGACCTGATGGGCCGCAGGGACTTCGACTACATGCTGGTCGATACGGCGCTCACGCCTGAGTGGGAAACGGAGATGAACCACCGCCGGTGCCGGCATGTGATTCCGTCAACCCGGTTGCGCTATCGCATCTACGACTGGCTCACCTCGCGCCTGCAAGACCTGGCGGAGCGGCTGCAGGGTGGCCTGTTCCCCGCGCGCTGCCGTCGCATTCAGGTGGTGAAGTGAACGACGATCTCGGCGAGCTCCTCGAGCGCGTCGACATGGCTGCATACCTCGACCGCGAGGGCATCTCCTACCGGGAGACGCACGGACGGTCGGGCCAGCAGTTGAACATTCGCGAGTGCCCGCTGTGCGGCAACAGCGATTGGAAGGTCTACGTCAATGCTGAGTCCGGGGTGGGTAACTGCTTTGCAGGCTCACACCCGGCCGAAGAGCGCTTCTTCACGAAATACAAGTTCATCCGCGCGCACCTCGGCTCGCCGGTCGGTGGCAAGGTGGTCGATCACATTCGCGTGTTCGCCCGTGAAATGGGCTGGCGGCCCGCGCGTCGCGTGTCAGCCAAGGTGGAGAACGCACCGGGCGCGTGGGAGTTGCCCAAGCACGTCACGCTGCCGCACAACGGGCAGAACATGCCCTATCTGGAGAACCGCGGGATCGACTCGGAGCTCGCCGCGTATTTTCACCTCGGCTACTGCGCGAACGGGGCGAGCTTCCGATTCCTGTCTGAGCGTGGCTGGGCCTCCCAGGACTGGTCGCGTCGCATTCTGATCCCGGTCTACGACCTCGACGGCAAGATCGCGACCTTTCAGGGGCGCGACGTCACGGGCCGCGCCGAGAAGAAATACCTGTTCCCGCCGGGCATCGACGGCTCGGGCGTGCACCTGTTCAACGGGCTGAACGTCCGCGACACGCGTCGTATCGTGGTGGGTGAGGGCGCGTTCGACGTAGCCGCGACCAAGATCGCACTCGACGGCGACGCCGAGCTGCGCGACGTGGTGCCGGTGGGCACCTTCGGCAAGCACCTGTCCTCGGGCAGCGATAACAGCCAGCTCGCGAAGTTCCAGACGTTGAAGGATCGGGGCGTTGAGGAAGTGACGCTCATGTGGGACGGTGAAGTCCAGGCCACTGACGACGCGATCGTGGCGGGGCTGCTGCTCAAGTCAGTCGGCTTTCGCGTGCGTGTCGCGATGCTGCCGGCAAGGTGCGATCCGAACGAGGTGAGTGCCGACGTGGTGCGCGCCGCCTTCTACCAGGCGAAGCTGCTCGACCGCCGCTCGGCGCTGGAGATCATGACGCTTCGTCGCAAAATGAACGGATAAGTTACGCGTTACTATACTGTCAGATAATCGTTAAATCAGGGAGGGCGAAATGTCCGGGTTTCAGATTCGCCGCCGATTCTCGCACCACACGGGCGGCACGAAGGCTTACCAGATATGGGAAGTGCAGCACGACGCGGCCGTGGTCACGGTGTTCCAGTGGGGCCCGTTCTCGACTGGCACGGACCCGCTCTCGATGGGCGGCACATGCTCCGTGAACAACGCGATGTCCGCGTGGGACTCGGAACGATATGCGGACAAGCAACAGCGCGAGAAGACTTCGCGCGGCTACCGCGAATGGGACACCGATACGTGCCCCTGCGCCAACGAGAAAGAGTTCAACACGATCGTCAAGACCGTTTTCGGCAAACGAGCCTCACAGGTGTTCGCCCAGCTGAAGCTCTTCAACGGGTCCAATCCCTTGCCAACACCCGATCCCGAAAATGATGACAAGGGCAAAGCGAAAGCGCCCGCAATCGAAATCGAACAATCTTCGCCCGAATGGGGCAGCTGGTAGGAGAGAGAGTGATGACCACCGAAAACGCCGTCGAAGCAAAACCGATTCTGCCGCCGTCCGTGTCTGCGGACGCGAAGCGCAACGCCTTCTACACGAAGTGCCCGGAGCAGCAATCGACCAAGCCCTACGCGATGTGCCAATACATCGCGGCCAATCAGGGCGACGACTCGATCAAGACGCTCTACGGCGACTGTCTGAGCGCGATTCATCGCGGCCGCTGCGTCGCGGTCGGTATGCGCGAGGAAGAGGAGCTCAAGGGCCAGGCGATCTACTTCGTCGAGCGCGTCAAAGGCGAGGCGCTGGTCGCCGCGCAGACGACGTGGGCCGCGAGCTCGCCGAAGCGAGGGTATCAGCGCAACAAGTATTCAGAGGGTGCGACCTTGCAGCCCGCGCCGCGCGTCGCTATCCCGCGCCCGAGCACGCCTGCGCCCGCACCGAAGAAACCCGCGTTTGAGTTCGACGGCAACATCTACGCCGCTGCGCTCAACGCCGCAGTGAAGAAGGAGCGC